ATGATAGGTTAGACCCAAATACTATATGGAGTGATATATGAAACAGAAAGACACCGTTGCCATTGCTTGGGCACACGCACACGAAGTTGATACAGAGTTTGCCCTCAGTATTATGCAGATTATCCGCGAAAAGAATAAACGCGTAGGTTCATTTTACTGTGTAGAGGGAACAGGGTTATTGGCTAAAAGCCGTAACATTATGGTCAAGCACTTCCTAGATAACACAGAAGATGACTGGTTATTAATGCTAGATGCAGATGAGCGTATTTCAGTTCCTGCGTTTGACTTACTATGTTCCACAGCAGACCAACTTGAACGACCAATTGTTGCAGGTTTATATTTTGCAGCAATCTGGGAAGGTTTGGCACTACGTCCAGTTCCACTAATCTTTGAACAAGACGAGCATGGTTCTATTAACCCAATTGATAATTACCCTAAAGATAGCGTAATACCAATTATAGCCGCTGGTACAGGGTGTTTATTGATGCATCGTTCAGCTTTGCAGAAAATTCGTGACGCTAACGATGAAAACAATCAAGATTGGGCATGGTTTCAAGATGGACCAATTGGTGGTAACAAGTGGTTATCAGAAGACCTATCATTCTGCGCTAAGTTACAGCAGTTTGGTATTCCAATGGTAGCGCACACAGGTGCAATCCTGCAGCACCACAAGCGTATATGGGTAGATGCACCTCACCACGAGATGTGGTTGCAAAATAATGAGCCTGGCTCTGGATTAAGCCAGTTGCAATAATGCCAGCACACGAGTATGAAGAAGATGAGTTTTGGCAAATATGTGATGGCTGCAACTCACTTAAAGGTACTGTAACTATAACTCCAGGTCAGGGCAGAAAGTGTGATTCATGTCGGTTTTAATATTTGTTGACGGTATTATCCGTAAAGAAAAAAACCAGTCCGTAGTTGTTGATGGTGTTAACCTATATCGTTGTCTGAACGAAACTTATAGGGTACTGCTATTAGCCAAAGACAGAGAGCGCACAGACATCTGGCTAAAGACTAATAATATGGCTAAAAAACTAGACGATATTATTGGATTTGTAGACAGCCCTGTAGATGACCCAAGATACCTTACTGTAGAGTCTTTAAGAAGTAAAGGGAAAATTGATTTTGTTGTCACAGACGATACAGACCTTGCTTTACGTTTCCTCGAAGTAAGTATTCCTGTATTAATGTTTTTGAACCCTAAGTACACCAGACCAGAGTTTAGACCAGACGCCCGAGAAGGTGTCAAGAGTTGGTCTAAAATTACTGAAGAATTGGACAAACAACAAGGTTTGTATTTAGAAGACCCTAGAACGGAAAATTAATGCGCCTCATTTATTTAGGGGCGGACGTACCTAGTAATAGGGTAATCTTGGAAACAATGGGCATACAGAACGTGGGTGTGTCATTCTGGAGATTAAAGCAGCGTGGTCTTCCAAAGAATAAAGAGTATTTATTAAGTAACTACTTTAGTCCGTTTATGAACATACACGTCCATCCAGGTATACCCGAGAAGACCGTACTCAGCCCGTTAGATTTAGAAGAGTTTATATCTGATTACGAGCATTTCCTTGCAATGAATATGGAAAGAATTACTTCTTTTATGGAAGTAGACCATAAAATAGTCCCTGCAAGTATGGTAGAGCTACAAAGAGAAGCTGCCTGGTCAGAGGAGGAGAAGTTCTGGGCGGTAATACGTAAGGATGATACCTACGGGGACATCGTAGACCTTGCACAGCAATATAATAATATTGCAATACCTTATGATGTAATTGAGTCTGATACATCTATGTCAGCAAAGGTACGGTCAATTAAGACGCAATATGGCACTAGTTTCCACGCGCTAGCCTGTGCTAAGCCAGATAATTTACGCCAAGTCCCAGTTGAATCAGCCAGTACTATGTCGTGGCTAAGCCCTATGATGCGTGGTGAGACCATTGTGTGGGATGGTAACAAGTTAGTTAGATACCCTAAGAAAATGAAAGAACAAGCAAGACCAAGATATAAGGCTGTCTATGAGAAAGCAGGCTTAGATTTTGATAAAATTATAGATGATGACCCCGTCGAGGTTGCTAAATTAGCCCTCTGGTCATATGACCAGTTTGAGGAGCGTTTTAATATGGTTAATAATCCATACTTGTCCGCAGAAGAACCATCTGATGACGAGGAGTTATATGATAACACTTCTGAATTGCAAGAACCAGAAAGTGCGGAAACTACCCCCGCTGTATATGACAAGAGGGGTTCCGACATGCGGAAACTTGAAGTGCGAAATCCACAAGATATGACTATTCTACCAGTGTTCGGCGCAGAGATTAAGACGGTTGTTGAGAAGGACGAAGATGGTAGAGATGTCATTAAAGACATCACAGTTTTACGTTCCAACCAGAACAGTTTACGTATGTGCAACACGTGTTTTGTAGCATCTAATTGCCCTGCTTTTAAGAAGGATAACACCTGTGCGTTTAGTCTACCAGTAGAGGTAAAGACCAAGGAACAACTATCTGCGCTACTTACTTCTATCATTGAGATGCAAGGTCAAAGAATAGCATTTGCAAGGTTTTCCGAAGAATTGAACGGTGGATATCCAGACCCAAATACTAGCCAAGAAGTCGATAGACTATTCAAGTTAATTAAAACAATGAAGGATTTGGAAGATAACTCATCATACGTTAAGATGACTGTTGAAGCAAAAAATGGAAGCGGAGTTTTGTCACAAATTTTTGGTGAGAGGGCTAGCACACTTAACGAATTACCTAACAACGGTTTTGACGAAAGTCAAACTACGCGTATAATTCAAGATGCCATTGAAGGCTAACTGTTATCATATAACAGACCTACGCAAGACCGTGGAACACCACATTATCTATAAACAACTATATAAGGAATAAATATGTTATCTTTTAAATTAACTGACGAGTTCGTGTCATCCTATGAATCCAAGAAAGTACCTTGGGGATACCGAGATGCTGGTGGCAATGCCGTAGGTGAAATTACCTTTTTGCGTACCTATTCTCGTATCAAAGAAGACGGCACTAAAGAGACTTGGGCAGAGGTATGCCGTCGTGTTATCGAGGGTATGTACTCAATCCAGAAAGACCACTGCAAGAAGAGCCGTCTACCTTGGAACGAGAACAAGGCACAGGCATCAGCCAAAGAGGGCTATGACCGACTATTCAATCTAAAGTGGACACCTCCAGGTCGTGGGCTTTGGGTAATGGGTACACCGCTGGTCAATGAGCAACTAAACTCCGCAGCCTTGCAGAACTGTTCCTTTGTATCCACAGAGTCAATGACCAAGCACAATCCTGCCAAGCCATTTGCTTTCTTAATGGAAGCCTCAATGCTTGGTGTTGGTGTGGGTTTTGATGATAAGGGCGCGGACAAAGATTTTACTATCTACGCTCCAACAGAACCAGAACAGGTAGTGGTTATTCCTGATACCCGTGAAGGTTGGGTTGAATCGGTCACAGCTCTGATTAACTCCTATTTACGTCCTGAACAACATATCTTAACATTTGATTACAGTGAAGTACGTCCAGCAGGTACTCCTATCAAGACATTTGGCGGTACAGCCGCTGGTCACGAACCATTGGAAGCACTACATAATCATATCCGCCGTATATTTGGTGGACGTGCTGGTCAGGCATTAACCCGCGTAGATATTGCTGACTTGGGCAATCTCATCGGTGTTTGTGTTGTATCGGGTAACGTACGCCGTAGTGCTGAACTACTGATGGGACGATTAGATGATGACAACTTCCTGAATCTAAAGAACCAAGAGCGATTCCCAGAGCGCAACTCCTATGACTCTAAAGCACCAGGTTGGGGCTGGATGTCTAATAATAGTGTTGGTATTTCTGTGGGCGATGACCTATCGGGAATCATTGATGGTATTGCTCTCAATGGTGAGCCAGGTGTTATCTGGATGGACGTTACTCGTAAGTATGGTCGTTTGATTGACCCACCTAACAACAAAGACCACCGAGCCGCTGGTTACAACCCGTGCGCGGAACAGAGTTTAGAGTCATTTGAGTGCTGTACTTTGGTAGAAACATATTTGAATCGCCACGATGATTTAAATGACTACCTGCGTACTCTGAAGTTTGCGTATCTCTACGCCAAGACCGTAACGCTCCTCCCTACTCACTGGGAAGAAACAAATGCGATTATGCAAAGAAATAGAAGAATTGGTACTTCAATGTCTGGTGTAGCGAACTTTGCTGACCGCAAGGGATTACCTGCGCTTCGAGATTGGATGGACGCAGGCTACGATTTAGTAACCAAATATGATAGATTATACTCGGAATGGTTAGGTATTCGTGAATCAATTAAAACTACGACAGTTAAACCATCAGGTACGGTATCAATCCTTGCTGGTGAATCTCCTGGGGTACATTGGACTCCTGGGGGTAAGCATTTCCTTCGTGCTATTCGTTTTAGTAATGATGACCCAATGCTACCTCTCTTCACTTTCGCAGGATACCGTGTTGAGCCTGCTAGCGAGTCTCCTAAGACTACTAGCGTTGTTTTCTTCCCAGTAGAATCAGATGCATCTCGTTCAGAGAAAGATGTCTCTATTTACGAGAAAGTCGCTCTCGCGGCTATGGCACAGCGACATTGGTCTGACAACTCGGTATCAGTTACGGTATCATTTAATAAAGATACGGAAACTAAAGATGTTGGAACAGTCCTACACTTGTTTGACGGGCAACTCAAAACCGTTTCCTTTCTACCGATGGGAAACGAGACTTACCTGCAAATGCCGTACACGCAAATAACTGCTGATGAGTATGATGAATATAAATATAAACTGCTACCCATTGACTTTACTGATGTCTATGCAGGTATGGCAGCAGATGCTATCGGTGAAAAGTATTGCTCTACGGATTTCTGTGAAATACCGAAGTAACAATTAAATAAGAAAGCCCCCAGCCAATCGGCTGGGGGCTTTCTTTATATTAGAACTTGATAACTATTTCGTCACCAGTTTTATTATGTGGAAATACATCAAACATAACTACATTTTTTACGCAATCTACTTGTTCAACAGCGTTAATAATATCGTCTTCGTTCCAAGATATTAGACTGGTATCACTATCATAGCCGTCTTCAACTGTTAGCACCATCATTACTCTCTTCTTCACTGGTCTATCTCTCTCTCTTTTATATTATTATGTGAACGTAATTTCTTATTTGCCTTGCCAATGCTAACTAACTGGTTACACAATGGGCAGGGAGTTTTCATTGAATTAGTGCGTGGGTCTAACCATTGTAGGCTTTCATCTTCCGTAGCGTCCATACCAGAGCCAAAACAAGGGTTATTAACGTGTTTATTTGCCACAAGTCTTCTTACCTTCTGCACTTGAATCCCAATTACCATCAAGAACCATTAATGCAATTAAAGCATAGTTAGCCAAATCTACGAAAGAATCCCGCAGCGACTCATTTTCAGGAGTAACTCCTGTATCTAATAAATTATTAATGCGTGAGACTTTATCAAATATACGAACCCGCAAACCATTTAACGGACCGCCTGGTGCGTTACTTATGTTTTTAGGACCGTAATCGTTCTGCTTCTTAATTAGCATATTGGTACACTCGTCCCCAACTTTCCACACAGCGTTAATAAACGGTCTCGGTACATTTGGCAACTCTATAAACGGTAGGTCTTGTAAACGGTTTTCTCTATTCATTTTCTCTCTCTCTCTCTCACAATCGGTTTTCATTTACTAATCTGACTACAACGTGGCAAGGGTCTCCGCCATCGTCCCAATCAGTTACTTCTTCTTCGTTATCGTATGGTGAGCCATCGTGTGTCACGCAGTACGGTAGAGTTACCCAACCGTTTTCTAACCCAACTGTCAGCCAATCGGCTATATCTTTCTCCATTATTTTTTACTCGCTTTCGG